TGATTATAAGACTGCCTCTAGAGAAGGGACAGACAATATATCTCGCCCAAGTTTTACTGGAAGAGCTCTACAAATGTCAGAGTTTATGGAAGGGAAAGAAGATACATTAGGATATCCTAGAGCAGTTAGGCAAGACATAACTCCGAGTGAATTACAGGAAAGTGATTTCGGCAAGGTAATGGGAAATTATAAATTTTGGGGGATGGATACGAGGCGTGGAATAGAAAGCAAAGTTATAAAGATGCATTATGGATTGCCTATTAAAACAAGAGAGGCACAAGGTCTTACTACACGCCCTATGTCTTTTCAAGAAATTGCCGATGAGATTAATCAGGGAGTTACATACGATACTTTACGTGGAAGAGCAGAAGTTAAAAAAAGGGGATATACAGCAGCTAATATAAAATCAATATTACTTGCTGGATTAAATAGAAAGTACGTTAGAAAAACTATACCTTCAGATTGGACTAGATATGGCTCCGACAGAAGACCCGGAAAGTTTACGATTGAACCCCGTAAGGGTTCTCTTAAGGAAAGTCATTGGGCACAGTTTGATGAGCTTTCAAAGCAATTAGAACATCAAACTTATAAGATAGAGTTTCCTGCCTATGCAGATGATTTAAGGTATGCATTTAATAATTCAACTAGAAGAGAATTATTAGATATCCTTCAAGCAGAGCGTGGTGAGTTAAGGGCATTTCGGGATTTAAACTCAAATAGAGCAAACGCATTAGAAAAAGATTTAGTGCGAATGCTAGAAGATAAAGGTCCAATGGAAACTGCCGAAAGGTTGGTCCGAACAGCAGTTAATGAATTGGAAACTGAAGGTTCTTATATGTTTGAGTATGGAGCATTAAGTGAAAATTTTCCAAAAGCCTTACAGGTAAATATATTTGATGATCAATTATCTATAGGAGATCACCTAAAGTTATTTGGGTTAGCAGATAGTAGGGCTAAATCAGAAAGACAATTATTATTAAATGCTTTATCAGAACTAGTATTACAGAACGGACATAATAAAAGATTATTAGATAGAAAAGTTATAGATAGTTCAACTGGTTTAAATGATTTAATTAAACTGGTTCCTAATAAAACTGGATATACTACAACTAATACTGCAATTCATTTTGGTGAAAATGTATTACATGACGGCAACGGAAAACTAACTGACTTCGCTAAATCAATAGGGTGGAAGACTCCACCTAAATATAAGCACTCTGCTAGGAATGCTTCTGAAGCATTTAGTATGGGGACACATAGATTGTTCCAGTTAAACGATCAGGTTCCTCCTACTGGCAAAGTAAAAGGAATGACAGATTTCACAAGAGATGGTAGTTATGTTATACGAGCTACAAAAGCTGCTGACTTTCTTACATTCTCCCACGAATTAGGTCATGTATTTAGAAGAGAGCTAAGCGAAGAACAATTAACTGTAGCTGGTGAGTTTGCTATGGGCAAACGAGCTTTCGGAGAACTAGAAAATAAGAATTTATGGAGTAGAGCAGCAGAAGAAAAGTTTGCATATGAGTTTCAAAGGTATATAGAAACTGGATACGCTCCATCTGAACAGGTAAGAGGAGTATTTGAAAACTTTAAAGAATGGATACGTATGGTAGTTCGTGCTATTAAGGGAACACCTATGTTAGATAACTTTAATCCTGAATTAAAGGTATTATTTGACGATATAACTAGACCTTATACCCCATCTCAAGCAAAGATACGTAATAATCTACCTGATGAACTCGTAGGTTCTGCTAATAATTTCTATGGCATTAGAGAAAATACTGTAAGAGCTGCAACTTCTGGTAATGATGGAATATCTAATAGGTTATTTCAAACTACAGAAGCTCTTGAACCTGAAACAGTTAAACCTCCTGTAGAACTTTTATCTTCTTTAACAGAAATAGAAGAAGTAATAGCGGTTAATCTAAAAGACCCAAGTAAATTAGCCTTGCTTCCGGGTATTAAACAATTCTTGAGTAGATTTAATCCTTCAGCTATAGCGAATGACCCATTAAATAAATCTTTAATAGCACTTAATATGCTTGAAGAAGAGGGTAAACAGAAAGCACAGATAGCTTTTACTAGACTAGGAAGACTTGGCAGTCAGGAAAAAATCTTTGGTTCTCTACAAGGAGAAGAAGCTGTTGTTGGTAAAGCAGGCTCTTTAGATGAAGGACCACTTAGGGGCTTCTTCCTTAATGATATTAGGTCTAATCCATCTGATCCACGATGGGCATCAAAGCTAAACGCTAAACAAATAGAGTGGATTAGAGTAGCTAATGAGCTTGAAGAAGCTAAGCTCGCTATGTTTAGAGCAGAAGGTATAGACATTAATACTCTTGATGTAGAAGAAGGTGGATACTACGCAGGTAGGCGTGTAATGGGAAAGGTATTTACTGATGGGGAAATAATGGATGTCGCTATTATTGGTGGTCCTTCAAGACCCGGAACCAGAACATCTCAGGAAAAGAGAAGATACTTTGATACTGCTGAGGAAGCAGCAGCAGCAGGATATAGGTATCTTGATGAGGACGAAACACTTAACTTAAATCTAACTGGTGCATATAGAAGGGCAGCACAGAAAAGATTTATTGATTACATAACTAACAATGTTGTATATACACGATCTACTGGTGCACCAGATGAAGTAATAACTAATAGGGCATTAGCTACAAGAAGATTAGATATGGCTAATAAACTAATGGATGAATTACAACGTGCTAAACGTGGTGGAACCATGAGTGCACAGACCAAAAAGTCTATAGAAAATATTCTTCCAGAAGTAGAAGGTATGTTAGATGATGTATCTCGTATTACATTACAACAGTTAGTTAAAGCTGGTCAGGTAGCTGCTGACCAGCCAGTTAGTTTTGTTCCTAGAAAGGGAATGATTAAAGCTCTATTTAAAAGAGTTAAAGAACTAGAAGATGAAATAGCTATTCTAGAAGAAACTGGACAAGCGGTTCCCCCTGAAACTGTTGATGCTTTAAATACTATGAAGAGGAAACTTGGTTTCCAAAAGTATGCAATAGGTCAGGCATATGAAACGTATAAAGAGACAGGAACCTTTGAATATACATTTAGTAGAGCAGCAACATCTATTCTTGTAGAAGATAGAGTTGGTGCTATAGACGAACTCTTACAGCTTGTAAGAGGAAAGGCGTATCAACATACAGTAGGTAAAAATACATATACAAAATATCGTGGTGGATTAATATCTGATTTAAAAGCAGAAAAGTTTGAAGCAGATGCAGCTTTTGCTGATGCTAGAGATATGCTATCAACTGCCAAGTTAACTGAAGGTAGCCTTGCAGGTAGTATTCCTGCATTTACAGGAAAGATATTTACTACAGATCAACCTACTAACCTAGGAATGATTAGAGATTCTTCTGGCAATATGAGGAAGATGCGTGGTTCTGATGTAGCAGAAATAATTGGGCAATCTATTGTTAACGATAAAGAGTTTTACGATGTATTAAATACTATCAATACAGTTAACTCTGCATCTCGATTCTTTATGTTAGCTGGTGATGCTTCTCTATTTGGAATTCAATTATTATTCTTATCTGGTCAGGCTGTAAGACATCCAACAATGCTGCCAAAAGTAATGAAGGGATTTATTAATGCAGCTATAAGTCCTGAGTATCACCAGAATCTTATTCATCAGAATAGAGAACTATTAAATAGAAATCCCGGAGTACTTACTTCTATACAAGGTACAGAGTTTACAGAGTTTGCTAGGCAGATGACACGGGCTGGCTTTGTTAGGGCAAAGCCAGTACGTATGGCTAGAGATGTAGCTACTGCTATCCCCGGAGGAACTCTAGCAGGTCGTGGGTATATGGGATTCTTTAAATCTTCACAAAGAGCTTTTGAATCAGCTATGGATACAGCAGGTATAGAGCTACTTAAGATATATGACAGTAAGCCTGAGTTTGCTGATCCTGCTAAGAGACAGGAGATGGCAGACTTTATTAATGAAATTAGAGGACTTGCCAATCCAGCTAGGTTAGGCGTTACAACTAAACAAAGACAGTATGAAACTGCAGCTTTACTAGCACCTAGATATAACAGGGCTATTGCAGCATTAATAACAGACCTTGGTCGTGGTGGAGTAAGAGGTAACTTGGCTAGAAAGAATTTAACTGCTGGAATAGCTTCTGTAATGGCTATGTCTATAGGTATTTCTATAGCACAGGGTGAAGATGTAAATGAAATAGCAGAACATTTTAACTGGCATAGTGACAAGTTCTTTACTTGGACTATGAATGGTCAGCAAATTGGATTTGGTACTAAGGTTAGATCATTAGTAAAACTAGCTGCATCTATAGAGGCTACTGTAGGTGATGATGAAGAAGTAGATTTATTTAAACTCAGTATGGATAACCCTATAGTTAGATTTGCTAGAGGTAATATGGCTCCAGTTATAGGAGATACAGTCAGTATATTAAATGGCAGGTCTTATCTTGGTGATCCTGTATGGGGAGATAAGCCTTGGGATATTGGTGGACATATTAAGACTATGCCTATATGGGCACAGTCTATAGTAATGGAAGATGGTAATGTTGGACAAAGAACTACTAGAGGATTAGTAGAGTTCTTTGGCGGTAGGGCATATCCTGAAGGATCATGGCAAATACTTAATAACTATGCAAAAGATAAAGTAGGTATTGATTATTCAGACTTAGAACCATTTGAACGTAGGATGTTAAGAGAAGTATTGGGATCAGAGCTAGACCCTATATTAGCTGAACGTGTATATAGGGGAGATAAGAATGCACAGTACTGGTTACAATTAAAAGCATTAGATGAAGAAAGATATCAAGCTGAAATAATGTTACTAAATGGATTCTATAATCCAAAAGCTAATCCTGAGTTTCTTATTGGTGGAGCCAATACATTAAGAGAACAGTTTAGTCAGGTACAAAATACTTACTCTTTAAATAGAGCAGCGTTAAATAAACAATTCGGTATGTATCAGGATGATGCTGAATACGATAAAGATAATCCAGCAGGTCATGTATTAACTGAGTGGTATAACTTATTCGATAAGGCAACCAATCCTAATAGTGGAGTGTTTGATCCCATTAGATTAAATGCATTACAACAAGCATTCTGGAAACGACTGACACCTAACGGACAGTCATTTGCGGATTATCATGGTTACATAATTAGAAATACATCTAATACTAGGCATCCCGATGCGTACTATAATTTATTATCACGATCTACCGTACAAAGATGGAGTCAATCTGAAAATGCTAGGAAAGAATTCTTAAACAACAGGGGTAACTGGGCAAGTATATTGGACAATAGTATGTTATCTAGATAATATATTGACATCGGAGTTTAAATTCAACATAATCGGAGATACTATGACAACCCAATCAGAGCTACCATTAGATGAACCTGTAGATAATCCTGAACAAAGTACCTATACTGAGTATGGTGCGGAGCAGGAAACTCCAGTAGATTCTGATAACGCTTCTCAGACTACTGATACCTCCATAGGGACTAACGCTGCAGTTGAAAATACTCCGACAGCAGAACAGCCTGCTCCGACACCTTCTCCTGTAGCTTCTGAAGAGCAACAGAGATTAATACAGGAAAGAGCAGAACTAGTTGCCCAACAAGAACGAGATAGAACTATCCGTGACCTTGAGAACGAAGCGATCCAGATGGAAAGAAATCTAATGGATCAAGGCTTAACTCAGAATGAAGCTCAAACCCAAACACAGACTCATTTAGAAGGTCGTGTTAAACAAATACAACAAGAGCAACAGTATCAACAACAGATACAGGTTGACCAAGGAAAGCGAAATGCTTCTGTGCATTTTGCTAAACAATATAATTTAGGTATTGATGCATTAGCTAGATTAGAACAAGCTCAGACTCCTACAGAAATGAAGGCAATAGCTGAGAATATGTCTAACATGGCAAAGCTAGAAAAGGAAAATGCGGAACTCAAAGCAAGACTTGCACCACAGCAGTCCTTTGATACTAATACTCCTACTCCTGCAGCAGCCACTAATGAGGATAGACTCCTAGATGCTTATCTAGGTGGTGATAGATCAGAAGCTGCTACGAAAGCTGCAGCCAAGTTGCTAGGAATATAAGGAGGGCGTAATGGCTCAAACCGCAACTACTGGTAATCTGGAGAAGGCTCAGAAAACTATTATAGCCACAGCTCGTTACACCGAAGAGCATAACGCTCCAGCTATGGCATTGATAGAATCAATGAACCTACCCAGAGGAGCCAGAAACGTAACCGTTCCGAAGGTTGGACAGATGTCCATGAGTGACCTGACTGATGGTCAGGACATTATTGACGAAGAAGAGATTGGTATGACTACTGTCGATCTGACAGCTAGTGAAGTCGGGGCTAAGATTATCCTGACAGACAAGCTGGTACGACAGATGTCCCAGAATGTGTTCTCCATTATCGGGCGACAGCTTGGTGAAGGTATGGCACGAAAGAAAGATACAGATGTACATGCTCTGTATTCTGGTCTGAATGGTGGCACTACTCTTGGTGTTGCTGGTGGAACTGTAACACTTGCGAAGATTGCTGGTGCTATTGCTTATACCAAAGCTAACAAGTTTGGTACTCAGACATATATACTTCAGCATCCTAATGCTGTATATCAGATAGCTGCTACTGCTGTAACAGCATCTACTACGTATCCAGTACCTGCTGGATGGTCATCCGATTTGCTAGGAAATTTCTTTAGTGGTCTAAGACCTTTAAATGGAGTACCAATATTTGAAGATGGAAATCTCTCAGTCGACTCTAGTGACGATGCTGTTGGCGTTATTGCTGATAAGTCTGCTCTCGTGGTACTTAACTCGGTAGATACTAGAACAGAGAGACAAAGAGATGTATCTCTTAGGGCTACTGAAGTTGTAATGACTGCTGACTATGGAGTGTTTGAACTAGATGACAGTCGAGGAGCACCTTTGACATATGATGCTTCTGCCCCTGCAACAAGTTAAGGAATAAATTATGGTTAGCTTTAGGGATCGAAAGACTACAAGACAAGAGCTGGTTGGTGCTGGTTATTCTTGGGAGTATCTGGATACATGGCAACCAAAGACAGTCTTATACAGACATGCCGATGGTTTAAACGTAGAAGGAGTAGTAGTTCATCCTCATGGCTCAACTGTTGAAGGTGTACCGGGGAACCCTGACTATGTTCTTAAAAAAGCAAAGATAGGGTTCTTCCCGTACCCACCGAATGAACATTGTAATTGTGAGTGGTGTGTGGAAAGAGTTGTAAAGATTGACCGAGACTCTTCTACATCCGAGAAAACTAAATCGGACAATCGCAGGACATAGAGCCTGTTCAAATAAATAACCTTTAAGGAGGTTTGTGATGGCATTTCCGCTAACAGTAAACTTAGCTTATGGAATGGAAAAGAAGGAAACTTCTGACCAAAGACATAAGTTAGGAACAAGAGCTACAACTCCAGATGGTAGAGTTTTCTACTATTCTGAAGCTAGTGGTACAGATATTTCTCGTGGTGGTAACGTAGTTAATGGTATAGCTGCAGTAGCAGCACACGACATGGACTTAGTAGCTGCCGCTGCATCCGCAGCAGCAACTTCATTTACTACTACTACTTCTCTAACAACAACCAAAGACCAATATAAAGATGCATATGTATATATGAATGATGGTCCGGGTGAAGGAGAAATATATAGAATTAAGTCTAATACTGCTGTGTCTGGTGCGGCTGGTCTATCTATAACTATTGATGAAGAAGATGGACTTGTAACAGCATTAACTACAGCAACTAGATTTGGAATAATGTACAGTCCTTATAAAGATATACATATTGTTGATGGTAATGGCACACCTACTACAGGTGTTGTTGGTGTAACTACCGCACCTGTAACAGCAGATTACTTTTGCTGGGTACAAACTTCCGGTCCCGCGGCTGTTCTCATGGGAGCGCAAGTTGCAATAGTTGGTGATGGTATTGCTATTTCTCAGCAAGATGAGGATGGTACAGTAGAGCGAACTGATTACTCAGATGAATCCGACCTTGTAAATCTTGGTCATGCTATGGGTATAGCTGCTGTAGCAACTGACTACCAATGGGTAATGTTGAATATTAGAAATTAATGGTTGAACTGTGGACTCCTCAAGGATCGGCACTTACCTCTACTATTACAGGTGGAAATAATACTGAGACAGGGGAGTCCATTACTATTCATACCTTTCACTTTCATGACAAGGAGAGTGGAAGGCGATCCGTTATAAAGATACCTGCTGACTCGTCAGTCTCTCAATCTCATATAGAAGATATGGCAGCTCAAGCATTTGAAAGCTGGTTAATAGAAGTTAAAGCTAAGGGCAAAGTTAATAAGCCTACCCCTGAGCAGAGAAAAGAAGTTGGTAAAGCTATAAGAGAGTTTAGAGAATACGCTGAAAAGCGTAGAGAAAGTACAAACAATAAGAGGTATTATAAAGGATTAACATGATAGAACCTACAGTAGAAGATATTAATGCAGTACTGCAAAGTAATCCACAAGCTGTACAACAGCTTCAGATAGTTACTTTAACTAGAACAGTTAGAGAACAAGAAGAAGAAATAAAACAATTAAAAGAACAGTTAGAAACTAGCTCTAAGAATGGCAAAGGAAACGCCAAAGAATTAGAAAAAGTTACATAGGAGTCTGTCTTGGTTATACAGAAACGTACTCGTCAACAGATTAGGCAGTCCGTTGGATATAACCTTGGGGCTATGCGGACTGGTACTGCTTATGATGCAGGATCAACAACCACATTAATATCATTATCTCTTGTTGGTGGCGATGATAACTATAATGGTAAGTGGATTGTAGTTAATGATGCTAGTGACTCTAGTAATATCGAAACCACAATCATTAGTGACTACACAGCATCTGCTTATAGATTAACATTTCAACAAGCCCTATCTTTTGCTACTGCTGCTAGTGATACATTTGAGATATGGGATTCTGATTATCGTCCTGATGCTATCAACGAATTCATTAACCAAGCTATCGTTGATGTGACAGGTCATGTGTATGACCCAATGGAAAGTGATGACCTACATGCTAATGGCAAAACTGCTAGGTTTGATGTACCCAGTAACTTTAGTATGGTTAATAGTATCCAATACAGAAGTGAATTTACTTGGACTTCTATCCACCAATGTAATGCAGTATTCGATTCAAGTGTTGACTCTGACTTTACTGCATCTGTAGATAGTGAAGATCATAAACAAGGTACTGCTAGTAATAAATTTGTTATTGCTGCTGGTGCTAGTGCTGGTGATATAGCAGGAGATACGTTTACCGCTAAGGATATAAGCAAGTATGACTACCTAGAATGTTGGGTTAAGAGTACTGTTGCTACCTCAGCAGGAAATCTAAAGATACATTTGGATGATGCTGCTATTACAACTGTTACTATAGCCGCTGATACTATCTTAGAGTCAGTAAGTATTCCTGCTCTTAGTGCTGACACATGGACATATGTTCGGGTAGCACTATCTAACCCTGAATCTAATACAGCTATTACTGCTGTTGCACTTGAATACGATAGTGATCTAGGTGCATGTACTGTACATGTTGATGACATTAAGGTAGTTCAGAATGACTCAGCTACATGGACTAGTGTACCCAATCATCTATGGAGTATAGATAAGGTAGCAGAGGATATTGTGTTGAATAGAGATGGTGTTCAGTTTATTGGATACAACCTACTAAAGGTTAAGGGTGGAGATAAGCCAGCCACTCTTACATCTGATACAGCTACATCTGAAATAGATGATGGCTATGTAATTAATAAAGCTACAGCATTAGCTTTATCTGCACAGTCGGGTGGTCCATCTACTGATCCTGATGGAAGAAGACAACAGGCAGCGTTCTATTATGGAATGTCTGAACAGAACAAGAGGGCATTTCCATTTCTGGTTAACGTAAGGACAATTTAGTATGGCTTCAAAAGTTGTAGAAGAGAATGAAGTATCTATTAATAGTGTCTACTATCCTATATCTAGACCAGTACAAGCAGTACTAGCTTCCTTATATCCTGCCAAGGTTACGATAGGAGATACAACTAGAGACTCTCAGACCAGAGCATCAGTTATATCTTGGGCTGACTGGCGTGGTGGACTAGGTACAGAACGTATGGAAGGTTCTGTAGATGTGGATAAAGCATGGTGGTCTACTGCACAGCTTAGATATAAGAGACACCTTGTATTACCTGAGTTAGTCACTACAACTGCTGCAGCTTCTAACTATACTGGTTCTGCTGGTACTGCACAGATAGCAGAGTATGGTGGTGAAATATGGGTGGCATATGCAGAGACAGTATTTAAATATTCTAATGCTAGCGATAGTTGGGGTTCTTCTCTTAGGACTCTTGCCACTTCTGCTACAGCCAATCTAACTGTTAGGTTATCTGATGTAAATTATTTAATCTTTGCCTATGGTACTGGATTTGATTACTGGAATGGTAGTGCTTGGGCTACTAATACTGCTGATGCAACATACCTAGCATGGTGGAATGACAAGCTGTGGGGTATAGATGATACTGGACAGCTATGGTATGCGGCTACGCCAGCAGCTACGCCTACAAGTGATGCACAGTTACCCCTTGAAGATAACTATGTAACTGATTTGTTTACAGCCAGAGATGCTAGTGGAAATATAATCCTATACGCAGCAACTAAGATAGGTTTATATGCACATGATGCTACTAATGCTAGATGGATAGAAACGGAAGTAGCACTTCCGTTCCATCAATTTAATGGATCAGGCAGCAAAAGGTGGCGTGACTCTGTATACATACCATCTGGACAGGGTATATATAAATATATAAATGGTTCTAACAATGCTGTTATAACTACAGTTGGACCAGATAAAGATGATGGGTTGCCTACAGATCAAAGAGGAGTTATTAAAAGATTAGACGCATCTCACAATGAATTGTTTGCAATGATAGATGCTTCAGCTACTAGTGAGTCTGGTATATCTACTCCATCTGAAATGCCGGGGTATCAATGGTCTGCTGTTAGTCATGGTCATGGTTCTCCAGTAGTTGAATTGTCTAGTGGTAAGAGTGCAATCTATGGGTACAATGAAGTCGGATGGCAGACCAAATGGCTATCAACTGAGAACGGTAGAGGTATATTAGATACGCTGGTATCTAATGCATATGATACATATAGGCTATGGTGGTTCTTTAACAATAGAGTTTACTTCATGCCGTTAAGTCCTGATATTGTTAATCCATCACAGATTACAGACTTCGACTATGCTGAAACAGCAACCCATGAAACGCCTTGGTTCGATGCAGGACAGGTGGAAGTAGACAAGCTAGCCCTTACGCTCAAAATAGAGGCTTCTGGGCTATCCTCTGGGGATTCTGGAACAGATCATGAGCTGATAGATATTTACTATGCTGCTGATTACTCCACATCTTATACATCTTTAGGTAGGGTAGACTCCACGACTGTTGGTGCAGCACAGGGTGTTAAGACATATACATTTGGAGATAGTGCTAGCGTACCCAATGGTGTGTCATTCAGAGCAATCAAATTTAAGTTTGACTTAGCAAGAGAATCAGGGGCAACCAACTCAAACAATACACCAGATATGATCTCTGCTACTTTCTCGTATAGAAAGAAGCTAGATGTTAAGTGGGGACATACAGTTACTATAGATTTAAGTAATGACTATAAGGGTAATAGTCCTATGGCATTACGATCTAATATCGTAACTGCCATAGAGAATGCACAGCTAGTTGAGTTTACATTCCGAGATGATAGCGGTGGTACTAGAAATTATTATGTGGATATAGCATCTGCATCTGGATTGGAATACACAGGATACGATGAGAGAGGGCAGTCACAGGTACTGTTAGTAGAACCATGACGATGACTCAATCTGTCCCAGAAATGCCCACATCTTGGGAAGGTTCTAAGCCTGAATGGACTACATTTGCTGTATTACAACAACTAGGTAAAGTTCCAGACACAGACTTTACATACCAAAGCCCACTAATGGGTGGACGTTTAGATAAGGGTGGATCAGTAGTAGACTTCCTATTTAGAAACCCACCCGATCTTGCCATAAATGTACAGGGCAACTATTATCACTATGGAATGGGAGTTGAAACTAAGACTAGAGATATACTCGCTAGGGTACAATTGGCAACACAAGGAATAATATTAATATTTATAGATGAAGATCACCTAGAAGACAACCCGATATATTATATAAGGGAAGCATTAAGATATAGGGATCACTCCAGACTAGGAGGTATGGGTTTATAATGACTATCAATCTTGCAGGATATATATATTCCGATAACGGAACTGCTATAAATAATGTAGGTGTCACACTAATTGCTAGTGATTCCTCTACTGAAGATACCGCAACTACTAACTCTTCTGGTTACTGGCATTTTGAAGAGGCAGATGAGGACGTATATGATGTAAAGCTAGCCCCCGGCTCTCAGGTTAGATACTTCAAGGGTGCTGACAAAATATCTCTTAGCGAGATAGACGTTAGGAATAGTACTGGTGCTACAACTCCAGCTTTTACTTTCTCCAATACATACAATAGTGCATCTAATTACGTAGGTAGATTTCGAAGTTTAAACTCAAGTCGTGCTGACGGAGATGAAATATATCTAGGCTTTAATTTATTAAATGATGCAGGGGAAGATACAGAGTTTGCACGTATAACAGTTGAAGCAAATGATGTTTCTGATGGTAATGAAGATGGAGAAATACGTTTTGATATTTTGAAATCTGGAACTAGGACTACTGTATGGAAATTAGATTCTAGCACAACAGGTGCTACAGCGATGGATATCAATGCTGATACCTTAACTATAGGTGCAGCAGGAGATACAGATGTCACCCTAACCTTTGATGCTAATACAGGTGACGGAACAATTACTTGGATGGAAGATGAGGACTACTTCAAGTTCTCAGATGACATCCTTATGAACAGTACTGAGAAGATACAGTTCTATGATACTGGTATATATATCTACTCATCTACAGATGGACAGCTAGACTTAGTAGCTGATACAGAAATACAGATAGCAGCAACCACTATAGATATTAATGGTGCTGTTGCATTTAATGGGGCATTAACTGGCATCACTAATATTACTTTGTCAGGTACATTGTCTGATGGAAACTATACATTCGATACAAGCGGTAATGTTACTGGGTTAGGTACAGTAGCATCTGGTGCAATTACCTCATCAGGTAATGTCACATCAGGTGGCTCATTCATTATCGGTTCTGCCGATATAGATGAGACAGACTTAGAAAAACTTGATGGTATTACTGATGGCACAGCAGCAGCAAGTAAAGCTGTAGTACTGGATGGCAGTAAAAACATTGCAACTATAGGAACGATAGGCTCTGGGGCAATTACTGCAACAGGTACTAGTTCATTTGCTACAGCAGTTCAAACTCCACTTATAGAATACACAGATGGTGATGATGCTATCACTATAGCTGATGGTGGTCTTATCACCGCAGCAAACGGTATAACTTCTACTGCAGCAACTAATACTTTTGGTGTTACCAATTATGGGTCTGCTGGTTCAGGTGTAGATGTACAGTTCTTCTCTGCTACTAGTGGTGACCATATGTTATGGGATGCCTCAGATGAGAAGCTAGTAATCATTGGTACTGATGGGAATAATGCTCTTGAGGTAACCGATGGTAATGTAGCTATCACAGATAACTTAACTGTTAGTGGAGACTTAACAGTTAGTGGAACAACCACAACTATTGATACCACTAATCTAACTGTTACTGATCCATTAATTAAATTAGCACAAGGAACTACCGCATCTCCTGCCAATGACTTGGGGATTATATTTACCAGAGGTAATGGCTCTTCTTCTAATATAGCTAACAGGGCAATCCTTTGGGATGAGTCAGCAGATGTATTTGTTTTTGCCTACACAAATGATGAAGCTGGTACTACTACTGGTAACGTAGACCTAGATGATTATGCTAATGTTAGGTTAGGTGCATTGACTGCTGATGATGCCTCTACATTTACTAGCACAATATCTGCAGCTACAGGTTCTACTATAGGTAACTTAACATTAGCTAATGGAAGTATTACCGACTCTAGTGGAGCTATTACATTTAATGATGAAACTCTTACGACTTCAGGGGCAGTAGATTTTGGTGCTGCTACTGTAGACAGTTTGACATCAACAGGTGACATTACTACTACAGGTCAGGCTACAGATTGGGACTTAATTGATAACAATGCTTCTGCCCTAAGTTTTGATGCATCTGGCAAAACAGGAATCTTAGATATAGTAACTACTGATGGTTCTGAAGGCGTAACTATGAGTGGAACTCTAGGGGTTACTGGTACTGCAACATTAGCTACTGTTGATATAGGAGCAGGTGCTATAGATGGAACAGCAATAGGTGCTAGTAGTGCATCAACTATAGTTGGTACAACTATAGATGCTGGTACTGATTTTACTATAGGAGATACAGTAATAACTGATGGAGTTATTACTGACTCTAGTGGATTAGCACTTACTTCTAATGTAACTCTTACTGATGGATCGTATAACCTCGATATAGCATCCCATGATGGTACTAATGGACTTGCATTAGCAGGAACTATTGTTACTGCAACTGCAGCAGAAATAAATCTTATTGATGGTTCTGCAAAATCCACATCATCTATTACGATAGGTGATACTGATGCTTTTCTTGTCATTGATGGTACTACTACAAAACAGATACCAGCATCAGACGTTAAAACATATACTGCTGCTTCTGCTACGGCACTAGATGATATAGCTACAGGTGATGCTGCAGCCAGCCTTGTTACAACGGTTGGCAACATAACCATTGACGCACAGGCTAATGATGCAGATGTAATCATAAAGGTTGATGATGCTGGTTCGGCAGTTACGGCTGTAACATTTGATGGTAGTGCTGCAGGTGATGCTCTCTTTGTTAATAATATAAATGTTCCGGGCGAAGTCATGACAACAAAGATTAGCTATACGGATGGAGATGATGCCATTACCATAGCAGATGGCGGTGGCACTACGTTTGCTGCTGCAGTCGATCTAGGCTCTAATACGCTTACCAGTACAGGTAGTATGCAAATACGTACTATCGACTATAGTGATGGAGACTTAGCCGTGACTATAGCTGATGGCGGTGGAGTCACGTTTGCTCAAGATGTAACCATGACTGACGGCAAGGGAATCATAATAGAAAGCGAACCTGCCGATGATGCCTATACTGGAATCTATGGCAACTTTGCCAACGCTACTGGCTCTACTATAACCAAGGGACAGGTTGTATACATGACAGGAACGGCTAATCAAGTGGCTCCTGCTGATGCTACTGATGAAGATAAGATGCCAGCTTTTGCTATGGCTATTGCTGATGTTGCTAACAGTGCATCCGGTAATTTCTTATTGTATGGATTTGTACATGATTCTGATGCCTTTGTTACCTTAACAATAGGTGGGGAAGTATATGTATCTGATAATACTGCAGGAGCATTAGATGCTACTGCTCCAGATTCCTCAGGAGAATTTGTACAGATTGTTGGGATGGGTATGCATGCTAACAAAATGCTTTTTAATCCACAGTACCCAATGGTAGAGGTGGCTTAATGGCTGACATAGAAAAGTTTATGACTGTCAGTGCTGGTGACATTGAAAAGATTATGGGTGTGGAAGCTGGTGATATTACAAAAGTTATGGGTGTTACTTTAGTTTCATCCCAAGCCTATGAGGGACAGACATTTTTACTTAGTGGTGGAAATACTGACCCTTATGCTAATAGTACAACTACAGACTCTATACAAAAGAAAACTTCTACTTCCAATGGGAATTCATCTGCATTTGGTGACATGATGACAGGAGGTATAAAGGAACACGCTGGTACCGGAGGTGGTGGTAGGGGAATTGTTTCAGCAGCAGGAAATTCTCCTTATTCAACACAAGCTGATAATGCGAACATTCACTATGTCACTATAGCAAGTGATGGTAATGCAGCGGATACAAATGACGATGTTGCTCGTACTGTTGAGGGTACGATGGGTAGCGGAAACGGAGTCAAAATGGGAATTGGTGGTGGATTTGATGGTACTGAATCTGGTAACGATAGATATGGTAATTGGATGCAACGATACACCATTGCTGGTGGTAGCGGTGCTGAAGATATAGGTGATTTACAGTATAACGGTGGCTATGACGTATACAACGGTTCTAGTTCAACACGTTGGATTATGGCTGCTGGATTTAGCCCAGCTACTACAAATTCGTATGCAAAAGACATTAACTATATGACTTGGTCAAGTGAAGGTGACGCAACTGATGCTGGTGATTTGATATATGGACGCTCACATGGAAAGTCAACTGTAAATAATGAGTCAAGAATTATTTTTGCCTCTAGTACCTCCAAACAACCTGATGGTGGTGGGGGCTTTAATAGTGTTAGGGATCATATGATGGAGTATGTTAATCCTGCATCAACTGATGCAGGAGCAGATTTTGGAGATGATGTGGGTGATGACGGTTCTGATGATGCAGATTCTGCTACAAGAGGGGGCATGAGTAACTTTCAGGATGGAACAAGAGGGGAGTTCTGGTGTGGCGATGCTGTAAGTGGCAATAGTACTGGCAATTTAACAGATTCTATCAGGTACGTAACCATAGCTTCTACGGCAGGTTCTGCTGATTCAACTGATGCTGGCAACTTTGCTCTTCACGATACAGGTCTTAGTAGTGGAGCAGGATTATCAGGAACTTAGGAGATAGTATGGCAAATATAGAAAAGAAACAGGAAGCATCTCTTGCCATACTAGGTATTGACGATGAATTTGTTAATGGCATGGAGACAATGACTCCTAACAAGATTGCCAAGATAGCTGAACGTATGGTTGAAATAGATAGGGCTAACAAGTCCTTGGGCAGAAGAAATACCCAGACCACAAATCAGTTGATGACACTCACTATGTTAACTGATTCTCCTTACAGAAGGTTAAGACAATGCCTTGCACAAATTGAGAGTAAAAGAAGGGCACTTGAGTCTAATCATTTTGGATACCTGAAGAACCAAATAGAAATTAAAGAGTGGCTTGAAGAAGATACCGAAATGTCACGACTAAAAGCAAGTCAGTCACAACATGGTTGGGAAAGACACAAGATGTATATAGAAGGTTCTCTAAAAGAACTTGCCGTCTTCCAAGAAGCCTATGAAGAAATAAAAAGAAATAATAATATACCTGATAACTGGGATGAAGAAGATGCAGAGATAGATGAGATACGCCATCATATTAGACAGGTGTTTAGACAGGCTCACAGAGACATGATTCTTACAGGTACGATTACGCAGGGTAATGCTGAATACCTAGAACAATATGGTATTCATCTTCAGACAGCACGTAATGTCATAGCAAAATATATTGCTGAATGTGAAAGACTAATAAATGAAGAAGGGGTTATGCCTAATATTGACCACCTATATGAATTTCTGGATAACGCAGTTGAGGTGTTTGGAGATGAGTATCACCGTGTACTCAAACATATAGGACTTGATGGACTTATTAAACAGGAGTATCTATATAGGTCTACGAAGGACTTATCCTGATGGCAATAATACAGTATGGATTAAACGAAATAGGAGATGACCCTTCAGGCATATCTGATGGTGGACATTATATTGATATTACCGATGCTTATAGAATTGGAATTGGAACAGGCTGTGGTAGTGAAATCACAAAAGCAATACTTTTAGAGTATGTATTGGCAAGAGTAAGTTTACAGAATGATGATGGCTCTGAAATGAACGATAGTCAGAAGACAACTAATGTAAACGCTTGGTGTACAGCTAGAGGAATATCATGATTAAACGATTCGACCTGCGGTGGCAACTGCTACCCATCAGAGCTGTGCTTGAAGTTATTCTTACTATGCTACTAGTAGTTACAGGACTGCTGGGTCTTGCCGTGTCATTCATCAATCCTATTCAATGGATTACTGCTCGTATACCTAGTTACTATCATCCTAGCTTAGCTAGCATTGATAGTTTAATCCTGAGTTTAAACACAAACTTTATCCCGGTGCTAGCTACTTCCTCTGTCATTCTTCTTCTCGGTCTTGTCCAACCCAACACCCGTAGAGGGTTTAAATCTATTCCATTCAAAGTTATTAAAGCATACCGCAGGGTATGCGCTTGGCGTGACTGGCTATTCGCTAAGATTGAATACCTTAATGGTGAGTCAGCCAAGTGGAAGAGAGCATTCAATATACTCAAGTCTCCTTACTCATTCCTTAGAATGATGGGACTATCCCCTCAGATGGCTATAGGTTTACTAGCTGTAGGCTCTACCGCAGGTACAGCAGTCACGGTGAATGAGGTAACACAGTCTCGTTCATTCTCAAATGGAGACTCAGGTGTATACGCAGCTCCTCTTGATGCTCCTACTTTCTTTGACGATAAAGACAATACGTTACAGATTAATCTCGGTGCTGTACCAGTACGAGAGATAACCATAGAGAACGTATCAGTAGGTACAGTTTATACAGGTGATGCAGCAGGTAGCGAAGCATCAGTCTTACCTTCGGGAAAGGCAGAAGTAATACTTATAAGTGGTAATCCTACTGTAGCTGACCCTGCCTTTACAGCTACAAGACTTGAGATAGGTACTTTTATATTTGAAAAGTCTAGGTGTAAGTCTGTAGATTTCTCTGACGTTGATGCTCATACCATAATAATTGAGGGGAATTCCTCAGACGGACAGAGTTTAATTACTACAGCAGGTAGTGCAAGACAGAGGGCTATAGGGGGTGGACACTATCAGGCTGAGGCTATGATAACTAGCGGTGGTACGTATGACCGTATATGGATTGATGCTCCATCCTCTGGAGTTAACGGCAAGATAGGTACACTTACCCTGTCTAATGTTTATACCAAAGGGGGCACATGTACATTCAAGAACATGGACATAGGTGTCCTGAAGATTAGACTAAACGAAATTGGTCACGACTCAGACCTAGCTACTAAAGAATTTCAAATAGCTAGTACAGTAACCGGGGCTAACTGGACAATCACGGATAACGTAGAACTCACTATGTCTGAGCCAGCAGTACAACTGGGCAACCCGTAGTTTAAACTCAAATGGTTAGAGCTATACTCATAGGATCAATAGCAGTAGCCGCAACAGCTACTGCGATATTTAGTATAAGAAAATATAAGGGATGGAGATACTGGAAAGATGCAGTATCGACAATACCTTGGGATTACTAGGAGTATACATATGAATATATTATATATAGTTAATATAGTATATAAGTACAGGCATGTAATGCCTGTCCTTATAGAATTTATAGAGACTGTAATGCGTACTAGTTCAGATAAGAACTTCACCAAAGAAGAGCAATCTGAACTAATGAAATGCTACTGGAAAATCATCAAGGCTGTTAAAGCTAACTAGTTTCTTGATAAGTAACTTATCAAGAAACCCTTGACATCCCCAAACCTTTCGTGATACTATGTGAGTCCGCTCAAATCGGAGGAGAATTTCGTGACGGTTAAAGAAAATATAAAAAAGAAAATACAAGAGTGGCTACTAGAGGAAGAACGTAGTCAGGCATACTTGGCTAGGAAAGCTGAAGTATCACCAGAACAACTGAATAGAATACTACACGATAGGCACGAACCGACTGAGAGGACAGTTAATAAATTACTTTCAGTAATAAGTTAAGGCTACCGAGCAGGTCAAGAACTCGATAGCCTAGAGAGAGATAACACTACTTGGGGAGACTTACTCCAAGTAAGTGCACTTTTATTTATAACATATGGAGAGATGATAATGCAAGATAAGAGTCTACAAAAACAAGACTTTAACGCTGATGATATACGTCAGTTATTGGTAGCGAAGGGTAACAAGGTACAACCATCTGATGCAGAGGTCATGACCTTTCTAAGGGTGGCACAGGGTATGGGTGCTAATCCATTCTTAGGTGATATATACCTAATCAAGTATGCAGAGGGTGCACCTGCTAGTACAGTAACAGGTAAAGATTACTTTACTAAGACAGCCAGATCACTAGGTGGTAGCTGGAAAGCCGGTCTAATAATACAGCGTGGTGATGAGGTCATAGAGGTAGAAGGGGAGTTTAAACTCAAGACAGATACTCTACTGGGTGGATGGGCTAGTGTCCATACTAAAGATGCGACTATGCCATTTGGGGCTAAGGTTACTTTAGAGGAATACTCTAGTAATCAATCCACTTGGAAGAAGATGCCACACACTATGATACGTAAGGTGGCATTAGTACACTCACTTAGGGAAGCATATCCTGAGAAGCTAGGTGGACTATACGACTCATCTGAAATGCAACAGGCTATACCACAGGTAGACCTAGTTAATGCAGTAGAAGATACACCTACAGTAAAGCCACCCAAAGTTATAACTGCTACGGTAAAAGAAATTGTTCAGGAACAAGAGGCAGAAGAGCCAGTCTTAGAACAAGAGAAGCCACCTCAAACTGTAGCTAAATCTGACAGCCTTATGTGTCCTATACATGGTGTTAGTTCAGCACTAAGAGAGGGTCAGTATGGTGAGTACTACTCACACCAACAGGATAAATATAAGAACGGTTGGTGTAATAACAGTATGGACAAGCCATCTCAAGACCACAAAGATGCTTGGCTAAAAGAAATTATAAGCAAGCATGGTGAGGAAGTTGGTAGTGATGTGGTACAAAACTCTGAAGGACAGGGCATCCTATGGTGGTTAGCTAGGTTAGAAAACGCTGACTTAGATACTGAGTGGTGTGAAGTTTGTGCTGATAAGGCAGACGAAATTGTTAATGGGCATTGGTTTTGTGTGGAGCATGTATCAAGTGGTGGTTAGGCGTAACAGAAACAATCGTGCTAGAGGTAAGCACTACGAGAATAGAGTAGGTGATGCATTGGGTGGGTGGCGTAACTTAGATAAGTCTCGTCCCCATACCGATGTAGAGACAGACGATACAGTCTATGAGATTAAAAGTACACAAGCGTCTGTACCTAGATGGATGGATAACGCTTTTAAACAACTAGAGTTAGCATCTAAAGAATCTAAAAAGAGGAGAGGTGGAGTAGTGAGAGTACATACAGGTCAAGGTAAGGGTGCGAGGGCATTCTTAATACAGGAGATAGTAATTTGAAGTATCAATCAGAAGATGGAGTAAACATAGAAGTAAAGCAAGTACCTAAAGGGAGAGGTCATGCTTATAAGGTAACAGTTGACCCTGTTGGTCCAGAGAATCCAGCTATATATACAGCAGAACTACCGTCAGTAACTACCATACTGAGGCAGTCAGACGGTAGTGCGGTAGACCCTATATCTAGATGGTCTGTTAAACAGGCACTAGATTCTATGCAATGGGTTATGCATGAGGAAGAAGAACCATATATAACTGAGAAAAATTTAGAGGTGGCTAAGAAAGCACCTATGGTAGAACTTAAGAAGGCAGGCGATAGAGGCACAGCCTTACATAAAGCTATGGAGATGTACTTTAGTAAAGAAGCTATTTTGACACAAGAAATTGTTGAACACCTACACAAAGAAGGGTTTGAGACTATAGCTATAGACAAAGCCCTTAATTGTTTAGGTGAGATATTTACTTGGATAGGTAAGCTAGGCTACAAGGTAGTAGCTACAGAGTTGCCTGTATATGACAAGAACCTACAGGTAGCAGGAACTATAGACATGCTGCTTAGTAACAACAAGGACACAGTATATATCTGTGACTTAAAGACAGGTAAGAATATATATAAGAAGGATGGTATGCAGGTAGGTGCTTATCTATCTGCGGTAGTTAATATGCTTGGTGATGGGCTACACCTATGGGAACCATTCCCTGACGAGTTACCTACTGGTGACCGCATAACCTCTCTAAATGTAGGTGGTGCAGTTATACATATGGATGTAGAGAAAGAGACAGTAAAGATACACCATATTAATGATGAGATGATAGGCAACGTAGGCTTTATGTCTGCTAAGAAACTATACGATATGAATAAGAAGTCTAAGTTTCAGGTAGAAAAGTTATGAAGTGTGATGGTTGCGAATGGAAAGACGCATATAAGTTTGAGCATGAGGAACACAAGAAGACATTACTCATGCTTGAAAAGACATTGGAAGAGTCCAATCAAATCTTTGTTAACACTAGAGATATGATTGGATTCATGGAAGAACTGAGAGATAGTTGGAGTTTAAACTCAAGACCAACCCCAGCTAAGGTTAGTTATACCCCTGAGTATATTGGTAGGAGACGAGATGTTAATAGACGTAAGGATTAATGAGGATGGAGATCAAGAAGTATTCCAAGAGGTAGAAACACCTGAGAATATACCAGTAGTCTTTAGTGCTACTGATATACGCAAGGAAGATACAGGGGTACATGCTGAAATAAGTATAGAGTTCGATGGGTTTGATACCTATACTGTGTGTAATGTTAAGAGGGACCCAGATAGGGGTAGGTTAATTAACAAGGCTCATAAAACATTTGGTGGTAGCCTTGAAGAAGCAGAGCATGTACTACCTAAGATAAAATTGATACAGCTATTTGATAATTTCTGTAAAAAGATATGGTCAACTAAGATGCGTGTATCAGCACCGACTGATATACAGGGTACTACCGATGTAGGCTCTGTGCTGTATACATTAAAGCCACATGTCCTAACTGGTGGTGGCACTATCATGTTCGGTAAACCGGGTAAGGGTAAAAGCTTTACCGGGATGATGATGGCTCTAGCTGTACAGTATGGTACTAACCATTACTGGAATACAGATAAGGGCAACGCACTATTTGTTAACTTAGAAAGACCTGATAGAACCATGCCACCTAGAATTGGTGCTGTTGGCAAGGCTTTAGGTATAGACAATGCAAAGCTACCAGTATTAGATGCCAGAGGGTCATCACTTAAAGACGTACACTCTATCTTAGAGGCATACGTTAAGACCAATGAGACTAAGTTCGTAGTCATAGACTCTATTAGTAGAGCAGGTCAAGGTGATATGAAAGAGGACAAGGTAGCCACTAAGACTATAGACATGCTGAATAATATAGGTGTGTCTTGGTTAGCTATAGCCCATACCCCTAAGTATGATGAGACTATTTACTATGGGAACTCACAGTATGAGGCAGGTGCTGACGTAATGCTAAGGCATACATCCACAGTCATAGATGATGTAGGAAGTATAGCCCTACTACTAGAGGTAACTAAGGCTAATGATATGCCTGTACCCAAGCCAATGGGATTACATTATTCGTTTGATGAGTTGGGTTTAAACTCAATTAGGTTTGCTAAGAAGGAAGAGGTAGCTAGTCTAGAGACTGAGCCTAATCTATATGAAGGCATCAAGGATTTGTTGCATGACTTTACTGCTCTATCTGCTACTGCATTAGCCAGTAAGTTGAATGTAACTAGGAAAGAGATAACAGATCAGCTAAAGATTATGTTCTCTAATAGTGCGATAGTATCTGTAGGTAAGGAAGGTAACGAGAAGACCTACGGACTAAAGCATTATGAATAGATAGTGCTACGAGGAGTTATAAACCACACAGGTACTCGGAAGACTAAGGTCTATAAATGAGTAATCTATTGTCCTGTAATTGCTATCGAGGGACTACGACAATAGTCTGGCAAACCTCCTATATGCTCCAGTACTCCTACGAACTTTTGTGGTGGATGTTACAGTAGGTGTAGCACTTAAGATAGAGGGTAGGTTTAAATTCCTACCCTCTACGCATAAGCTAGAATATTCTGTTGCTTCTCTTATACTCTTCTACAGTAGACCTAAGTATTCTAATACCACCACGCTTCTTGCCTATAGTAAAGGCATTCAGTTCACCCTCTTTAATTAGGGCATAGCATGTAGTCTTATGTATACCTAGCATGAGACACGCTTGTCGTACTGTTAACGGCTCGTCATAATCTTTAATCATTTGAGTTTAAACTCCTATCTTGATACGCTGTAAACTTTTTCTTCTACCATATTCTCAGGGTCACCTCTAAGAAATGGCTCTATAAATATTACTTTCCTACGGCTGTTACCTATGCCGTATGCTTGGCTTATGTAAAATCCTGT